CCTGAGTTGGTCTATCACCTGTTTCAAACAGGGCTTTTACGTTGGTGGTTGATATCTTTGCCATGAGGCCATTATATCATTATGTTAAAGAATATAGTTATTGATTCCAATGATTTGAAGTCCAATTCCAGGTATACCTGCGTTTGCTGGTGGTATTCCAATATTTGTAAACATTACTCTAAAAGGCAAAACTTCTTGTATCTTTGTAAGTCTTACAAAACCACTTATCTTGCTTTTAGGATAATCTATCCTAGAAATTGTTTCTGATCTTTTTTCAGATAAATCTATTATTGCTACGGAAGCCATTACGACTCATCGCTGTTTGTAATATCTTCAATAACTGTTAATATGCCACGAGCAACTGTCCATACCCTCGTAGCATCGCTTAACTCAATATCAAAAATATCTCCAGTGTTTAAACTTTTTGATTGGGCAGATGTTAAAGATACTGTAAATTCTCCATCGCCATCTTCTGCTGTAGGTGATGGATTAAGAATTAAAACTCCTGCTGGATCTGCATCATTTAAATTTCCCGCAAGTGTGGGTCTTTTAATTTCCATCTCAATTGTCCACTCATCAATATCAAGTGGGTCCTTGTTGTCATCTGTTACATATACCCGAAATGCTGCTGTATCGCCTTTTACAATAGTCCAGTTGACCGTAGGAGGGGCAGAACCGATTGAATAAGAACTAAAGGATTGATCTCTAAATGTAGCCATAATCTTATCATTATACCATTAACTAATATGATATTTAAAATATTTTTATATTTTATTGCCCAAACTTGACTCTATTGGCAAATTCGTGTTATAATTAATACATGCTACCTACTTGGTAGCATTTGTTCTCTAGGAGGTATTTTACAATGAGAGAAGCAAATGTTTGGCTAGGGGTATTGTCGTTGGTTATTTGTGGCACTGTTTTTTCGGGGGCTGCAAATGCAACAAATGAAAACAACTTACTAATTAAAGAGTCCGTTAAGTCTGCCACCCAAAAGGTGGCCTTTTTGGTTTCTAAAGAGAAAAAATTAGAAAAGTATGAAAATGCTCATAATCTAACTGATGAGCAACTGGTGGATATGTTACGTCATGTAGGGTTTGAAGGAAAGACTTTGAGGTCTGCTTGTGCTATTGCAAAGGCAGAGTCTAATGGTCGTCCTCTTGCCTTTAATGGTAATGTAAAAACTGGAGATAATTCCTATGGTGTATTTCAAATAAATATGCTTGGAGAATTAGGGTCAGATCGTAGAGAGAAGTTTGAGTTGGACTCAAATGCTGAGTTATTAAACCCAGTGGTCAATGCACAAATTGCTCTTCACATGACTAAGGGTGGAAAAGATTGGTCTGCATGGAGTTCCGTAAATGGAAAGCGATATCAGGAATGGTACAACAAATATCCATGTAAGCAGTAACTATTTAAAAAAATATACCCCATCATTAATTTGGTGGGGTATTTTTATTTAAAAATATGTGTTAAGGTTGAACTTCTAAATTTATCCAAGAAGTTGTTTCTTCATCCCAAATCCACGCACCAGGGGTTTCTGGTTCTGGTGTTGGTGCTTCCCACTTACAAGTACTTTCATTTAATATCCAAGAATTAAATGGTTTCATTGCTATAAAAGCATCCTTATCAGCATCATATGTATAACCAATACCTGCATAATTTTTACGGATATTGCTATTATAAGATGTTCTTTTGCATACTTGACCTCTAAAGTTACCATAGAAAGTTTCCCAAGCCTCGGTTGTTCCTCCGACTTGAGTACCATCTGTATCAGTTTGAATTATATTTTCATCAACACCTGTAATTACTTCAGTAACCACATTGTTTTCATCTAAAAATGCGTAATGTGCCATCATGCGAAACTCACATTTCCTGTACCTGCATTAAATGTAGTAGTTTTAAATCCGCCTGCTGAATTAGTTGTCGCGGTTAATCCAGCGCCAATAGTTGCAGTTAAACTATCTGCATATTTTAGAACTACTAAACCAGAACCTCCTGCAGCACTTCCACCACCACCACCGCCACCAAGACCTGCAGTACCAGCAACTCCAACGCCACCGCCACCACCAGTTCCGCCACTGCCTCCTGTAGTTCCTTCAAAGTTGTATGAGTTGTGAGTGCTTCCACCTCCGCCACCGCCGTAAGTTACAGAGGATCCTGTAATACTATTTGGTGTACCATTACCACCACTTCCACCTACGTGAGAAGTGCCAGTACCACCAACGTTTTTAGTTCCACCGCCACCGCCACCAGTTCTTGTGTAATCACCTGAGCCACCATTGCCACCATCACGTCCTTGTCCAACCGTTCCAGCACCAGGCGACATTGTAAAGCCACCAGATGCCTGTGCACCACCACCGCCTGAACCACCAGTTGCGCCACCGTCGTTTCCAGCGTTGTCTGTTCTACCACCACGACCACCACCAGCACTATTAATAGTTGTAAATACAGAAGCAGTTCCACTTGTTTGCGTTGCTCCACCACCACCAACTGTTACAGTATAGTTTGTGGAAGGCAAAACAACTGCAGCGTTTGCTGCTGCTGTATCACCACCAGATGCTGTTACGCTAGAGCGCAAACCTCCACCACCACCGCCACCAGTTGCTAGACCGCTAAATGTTCCTCCTCCACCTGCCAAAACAAAATAATCAACATTAATTGTTGTAGGCGTTGTAATTGAATTACTTGCAGCACTTGGTGCACTAACTCCTTTAGAACTTGTTGCGGTAACTGTAAATGTATAACTGGTTGATGTTGATAATCCAGAAACTGTTATTGGGGAACTACCAGTTCCAGTTAAAGAACCAGGGTTAGATGTAGCAGTAAATGTAGTAACTGGTCCGCCAGTGGCAGCAGCAGTATATTCTACTGTAGCGGATGCTAGCCCAGTTCCAGCATCAACTGCACCAGCAGTGGCTGCGCCAATGGTTGGTGTGTCTGGAATATCATCAATTGGAGTTGTATATTGAATCTTACTTAAAGATGCTTTTGAAATTGTCATGATTAAGAGATCTCGCTTCCGTATGCTGAAAATGATAGAGTTGCTGTTGACCCAATAACTCTAATCTTATCTCCAGTAGCCATAGTCACTCCGATAGTTAAAATCACTGTGTCATTTGCTCCTACTGTAGTTCCATAAACTAAGTAATGTTTTGCTACTGTTGTAGCATCTGCTGATGGCCTAACTGCAATTCTAAAAGTAGCAGAAGTTGCTGCTTGATTAGTAATTGCAATGCTTGAAACTACTGCCGATGTTGCTGCTGGCACTGTATAAAGATTTTCTTCAGTGCTTGCTGCTGGATTTAACTGTCCTAAAACTTTATATGCTGTTGGCATTTATTATCCTCCCATCAGTAAAAAATTTGTAGTGAAGGGATTTTCTATATTTTCCCATGAAGATATTGTACCATTACTTTTCAAATATTTATCTGTTTGTCCAACTGGAGATGGTAAAACTGTTGTCCAACTACTGCCGATGTAAACTTGTATTTCATTTATTGTGTCCCCCCCAGAATTTTGCCTTATTAGACATATTGACCCTGCCGTAGGGGATGTAATTGATGCATCTCTTGCTGCTGGATTAAGATAATTATTTATACCCTTTTTTGCAACAAGGGCTTCAAGCATTGTTACAGCAGATAAATAAGTTTGTAGGCCAGCCCACTCAAAGGTTCCAGATGTATCTGTTTTTCCAGATAGTTCGTACCACACGTCGTCTGCTGCATTATAAATAAATCCTGGTTTTCCGTCTGTATTAAATGATGTTGGCATTAGACCACCTGATTAAAAGCACTAGTATCGCCATTATAAACATACATCTCTAATGGACTTGATCCTTTTTTAATCCAAATAACTCCATTTGCTAATCCAGTTGTTGGCTGTGTTGCTGTGTAAATAGATGTCGCTGATAAATATCCTACTGGGGCTGCTGCGTCTTTGTCTACCCAAATATATCCATCTGGTATTGTTGCAGAAAATGCTGTAAATGCTGCTGCAGTAGGAGCAGTTGTGGTTACTCTTGAACTATCCCTTGCTGCTAACTCTAATGCAACTTGGTCATCTATCTGATTTTGTAAATCATTAATTGTGTAAGCAATAGATGGATTTAAAAGTTCTTCTGGATCTGTTTCTGCGGTATCAAAATCATAGGATCCATAGTGATACGCTTTTAGCGCATCTTGAATATTAGCATCATCAATTAATGCTGGAATTTTAGTTGGTACTAAACTTCCTATGTTTTCTACAGCCATGTGGTCACCTCTGTAAAGATTATACCATTTTTGTTAAACTATAGAGATAAATAAATGGACTGTCTTACTTCCAGTAAGATTTGACCAAGTACCACCGCTATATTGAACTGCATCAAAATTTATTACTAGGTTTGTTCCAGCCCCTGCTAAAGCAGGTATCTCCATTGATGAAGCAATTGGGTTTGCTCCTTCAATCTGAAACTGAACATTGAAATTTGAAGCGGTAAGTGGTGAACCACTAACTGTCACTATATTTGATATTGGAATAGTTATGGATGCTGCACCAGATGTAAAGGCAATTGTTTCTACAGAAGAGTAAATTGCTGGACTTACCTTTAAAATCTGAACCCAAGTATTTGCACCAGCCTGAGAAATATACTGATACATATATCCATAATTTTCTCCTGGGGCGGTATTAATATACATATCATTTAAAATTAAAGTATTTCCAAATAAAACACCACTTGCTGTCAATGCATTAGGCTCTCCAGAGCCAACAATAAACTTACTACCACGAACTCCTTGTGGTCCAATGTCAACTAATAGATCAATTGATTCTGGTGGTCCTATAACAACAACATCATCAGTATTAAGTAATACGTCAACCATTATGAGTCATCTGCTCCAGTAATATCATCTGTTACTGTTATTGATCCAGTTAAAAGTGTGTAAACTAATGTAGCGCCAGAATCTATTTGAACATCATATACATATGTTCCAGCACTTAGACTTTCTCCTGCGCCAGGCAGGATTGTGCAAGTTACAGTGTCTGCAGATCCATCAACAACAGCCTGCATTTCATACTGAGTTTTATTTTCTCCCCTTGCATTAGCAACAGTAAAGTTTGCGCTATAGCCCGTTAAATCAAAAGCCCCACCGTTTGCAGTTTTTGGACGGATGACAAATTCATACCTATCACCACGGTAGTAATTAAAATTATATGTGCCTGGAAATGCCATTATTCCTCCTATAACATTATACCACTAAGATACTGATACATAGATACCTTTTAAAATAAAAGAACTTTCATTATCAGTTCTGATTTGTGGTATTCCCCCATAGTTTTTAATTTTGTCGCTATTGATAAAAATGGTTTGACAATATGAGATATCGTATGAGTATTGATACTTGACTAAACCAACGTATCCAATTGGGGAAAGATCTTCATCTCGCAAAAGAGTTCTGATCCAAACCTCCGTATTTGAAGAATAGGTCTCTAAAGAAAAATCATATCTAATATCTACCCTAGCCCCAACCTTTAAGGTTTTTAAATTTATATTGTTTGCTGTTATGTTTAATAAAGAAACAGATTTATTTGGTAAATAGGTTTCAATGGTTTTTGATTTGTCTATATCTAAAAAAAAATTTACCCAACCGTCTTCGCCTCTTTCTGGACCTAATCTATATGTTTGCGTACTTTTATTTGCATAATAAGCCCAACCAGGATATTGACCAGATGGGCTGTCATATCTATCCCCTGCCCTTCCTGGCTCTCCACGTTCACCCTGTGGACCTTGTGGACCCTGTTTACCAGTATCGCCTTTATCGCCCTTTGGGCCACGTTCTCCTTGTGGACCTATTTTTCCTGGTTCACCTTTTTCTCCAGCAATTCCAGGAACAGCGATATATTCAGTTGTTTTAACCTCTTGTATTGTTTCTAGATATTTTTTCTTTTGAGGAAAGTCCATGCTTTTAGCCATGACTTACCCCTAACTACTTTATTTTAGTTTTAAATATTTTTTTGCCAATTTTTACTACTGGCGGAAGTAGGGGTGTTGGGTTTGATACTTTTACTATTGGCATTATAAACCTGGCGTCATATCACTTAAAACACAGATAGTTCCTACAACTGGAGTCCAAACTGTGTCTGCATCCAGTCCGCTTCCACCTTCTATAATTACCTCAAGGTCAAATCTTAACTCTGCTGCTACTTGGTTATAACCTGTTCCCCAATTCTCTGTAATTGATGCGGGGGCAGTAATTGTTACTTTATTATTAACATCAGTTACGGTTAAATTATCTAATACATTCCCCATTGGATCATACGAGGTTGCTCTAAAGGTCCAGTCAGAGCAGTCAAAGGCAGTTACTTCATCGTCCTCTAAAAACTCTACAAGCAGGGTTGCTGTGTCTCCACGGACTACGGTCCATTGAATGTTTGCTGGCGAGGCGCCATATTTTTCTACTGTAGGAGCACACATGATAATTGATTATACCATTAAATAAAACTGGACACCTAGACGCAGTGGGGTGGGGGTTAGAATC